GGCGACGGAGTGCCCGGGCCGGTGGCCGAAGGACCTGCTCTTCCTCCGGTCTCCGGTCTCCGGCCTCCATCCCCAAAAGAAGGAGGCGAATCGTGAACGTTCGAGAACTGATTGACGTTCTCGGCGCCGGCGACCTGGACGCCGAGGTCTATGTCACGGGCGACGGGCGGACGTTCCGCCCCCTCGCCTTCGTCGACGAAGTATTGCCCGACGACCCGGTGGCGGTAAGGGCCAGATTTGGAGAGGTCAGGCCCCCGGCTGTGGTTTTCTGGCCGGCGGACGCCGAAGAGGAGGCCAACTGGGAAAGAAACGGCGGCATGATCGCAACGCGGAAACCGAAACTCGGAACGCGGAACGAACGGCAAAAAGGCCGGCGATGCAAGCGGTGCAGCCGCTGCCAGGAATGGAAGAGGCTGAAGTATTTTGGCCGAAGCGCCAAGCGATCGGATGGGCGGCAGCCGTACTGCAAACGGTGCTTCGCGGCCTATAAAAAAACCAGACGGAACCCCGGAAGGTCCGCCCCGAGGGACCGGGCGACGCGGACCTGCCTGGTGTGCGGGCGCGCGTTTTGGAGCGAAGGACCCTGGAACCGGCGCTGCGAACCCTGCAGCGCCTCATTGGCCGGCGTTCGTCTCCCGGCGGTCTTCCGCCGGGCCGCGGGCGCCGAATGAAAGGACGCGAAATGGCCGGACGAAAAAAGAAGAGAATCGCGGCGGAGGCCCCCGCCCTCGCCGACCGGCGCGACGTGGACCGGATGATCGGCGTCGTCGCCGACCTGGAGGCCTCGGCCTTGCGCCTGAAGGCCGAGGTTGAGGAGAAAATCCGCTGCCTCCGCGAGGACGCCGCCCTGCATATCACCTCCAGGCTGGAGTCGGCCCGGGCGTTCCGCGCGGTGATCGAGGACTGGGCCGAGGCCCACCCGGAGGAGTTCGGCAAGGCCCGGAGCCTCGCCCTCCCCCACGGCCGGATCGGATGGCGGACGGTCACGTCGATCCGCCTGGACCGCAAAGCGGAGTTCGTCATCGCGGCCCTGGAGGCGGCGGACCTGGCGGACGCGGTGATCGTGAAGAAAAGCCCCAACAAGGACGTCCTTGCGGCCTACCCGGACGAGACGCTGCGCGAGGTCGGCTGCCGGCGCATCAAGCGCGACGACTTCTACGTCGAGCCGAAGGCGGAAACGGAGCCGTGACCTTAAACTTGGAACCCGAAACTTGGAACTTTTCGTGCTGACCAACGGCCAGAAAAAAGCGCTTCACTCGGCCGCCCGCCAGGCGGGCCTCTCCGACGAGATGCGCCGAAGCGTCCAGCGCCGTCTGGGCGGCTTTTATTCCGCCGCCGACCGGACGGCCACGCGGTGGGGGTTCCTCGCCGTGATGGCCTTTCTCGAGCGCCAGGCCGGCGGGCGCCTGCGGGGCAACACGGCGGGCTACTGGCAGGAGGCCTGCGAGAAGGAGCGGCCCGAGGATGCGCTGCGCTTCAAGGCCCGCGCCCTCGGGGCGGAACTCGGGATGGACGGCGGGGACCTGGACCGCTTCCTTGCCAGCGACCGCGTTTCCGGCGGCCGGGCGCGGGACCTTGCGTCCGCCCCGCGCTGGGCGCTGCGAAAGTTGGTCGAGGCGCTCAAGGCGATGCGAGAACGGCAACGCGGCCGACGCTGGCGGCGGGGAGCGTGGACGCCGTCGTGACGGACCCGCCCTACGGCCTTGCGTTCATGGGCAAGGACTGGGACCACGGCGTGCCAGGCGTTCCTTTCTGGCGGGCCGTCCTTCGCGTCCTCAAACCTGGCGGACACCTCCTGGCCTTCGGCGGGACGCGGACGCACCATCGGCTTGTCTCGGCGATTGAGGACGCGGGGTGGGAAATTCGGGATACGATTATGTGGGTGTATGGGTCAGGCTTCCCCAAGTCTCTGGACGTGAGCAAGGCGATTGACAAGGCGGCGGGGGCGGAGCGGGAGGTGGTGGGGCCAAATCCAAACAACCGTCCGAACTGTGCCGGAAAGCAAACGCGATCAATGTCGGCACCCATCACCGTTCAGCCCATCACCGCCCCCGCGACCGACGCCGCGAAGCAGTGGCAGGGCTGGGGGACCGCGCTCAAGCCCGCGCAGGAGCCTATCTGCCTGGCCCGCAAGCCCCTGGACAATTGCACGGTCGCTGCGAACGTGCTGCGGCACGGGACGGGGGGAATCAACGTGGATGGGTGCAGGATTGGGACGGAGGACAACCTGAACGGCGGCGGTTATTCCGGCGGAGACCCAACGGGGATGTGGCGGGAAGGCGCTGGCGGCGGGTTGAAGCGTCTACCAGGACAGTTCAAGCAACCGCAAGGTCGCTGGCCGAGCAACGTCATCCACGACGGCAGCGACGAGGTGGTGGGGATGCTGGATGAACAGAGCGGGCATATTCCGCCAGGAAAATGGAATAGGACAAAAGGGGCAAGGCCCTTCAACAACCAGGGCAAGCCGACCGAGGCCGTTGAGTGGAAGCAGGTGGGCGATTCCGGCGGCGCGTCCCGCTTCTTCTATTGCGCCAAGGCGAGCAGGGCAGAACGGGAAAGCGGGTGCGAGGGACTGCCGCAAGCATGCGCCCCAAAGACAGGTGCGGGAAAAAGAATAACAGTAGGCAGAAGCAAAGACATTGCTTTGCCAAGAGGCAATCATCACCCCACCGTCAAGCCCGTCGCCCTGATGCGCTACCTGTGCCGGCTCATCACGCCGCCCGGCGGAACCGTTCTCGACCCGTTCATGGGAAGCGGCTCGACGGGGATGGGCTGTGCGAAGGAAGGCTTCCGCTTCGTCGGCGTCGAACTGGACGCGGAGTATTTCGACATCGCCTGCCGCCGCATCGAGGCGGCGATGACCGGTGGGCCGCTCTTGGCGGGGAACGAACCGTGACCGAGCCGGTGACCATCGGCGACGCGACGCTGTACGCGGGCGACGCCTGCGCGGTGCTGGCGGTGCTGCCCGCCGCGTCGGTCCATTGCTGTATCACTTCGCCGCCGTATTGGGGGCTGCGGGACTATGGGACGGCGAAGTGGGAGGGCGGCGACCCGAAATGCGACCACCGCGTTGGGCGCTTTGAGACTCCGTGTTCGGACAAACAGAAAAGCAACAGTGGCTCGGCGGGCCACCAGGCAAGGGGCGAATGTCCGAAATGCGGGGCGGTGCGCGTAGATGAGCAATTGGGCCTTGAACAGACGCCGGAGGAGTATGTCGCGCGGCTAGTCTTGATTTTCCGCGAAGTGCGCCGCGTGCTGCGGGACGACGGGACGCTTTGGTTGAACCTGGGGGATTCGTACACAGGCGGAAAGCAGGGACGGGGCGATGTAGGCAACAAGATTTGCGGCGTGTGCACTCGCACAGTCGAACCAGGAACGATGAAGCAGCGACCTGTGCCTGTGGGGATGAAACCCAAAGACCTCGTGGGCATCCCGTGGCGCGTCGCCTTCGCCCTGCAAGCGGACGGTTGGTGGCTGCGGCAGGACATCATCTGGGCGAAGCCGAACCCGATGCCGGAGAGCGTGACGGATAGGTGCACGAAGGCGCATGAGTTTATTTTCCTGCTCACAAAGTCGGCGCGGTACTACTACGACGCGGAGGCGGCGAAGGAGCCCAATAGCCCAACTGGAATGCCATACGGAGACTCGAAGTCGGAAAGGGCAATCGTCACAAGGGCGGCGCAAGGCGAAACGCTTGGAAAATCGTCGGGATTGCGTCCAATGACGTTTGAAGAAAGGAAGATATACGCCACCCAGGGCCGCAACCTCCGCTCCGTCTGGACCATCCCGACCAAGCCCTTCAAGGACGCCCACTTCGCCACGTTCCCGCCGGAGTTGCCGGAGCGTTGCATCCGGGCCGGGACGAGCGAGCGCGGCTGCTGCCCGAAGTGCGGGAGGCCATGGGAGAGAATTGTCGAGAAGTCCCGGAGATTTGAGAGCGGATCCGGCAAATCGGGCAACGCCCCCGTTGGCAAGAATGGGCCGGATATGCAGGGCGGTGGCGAGACGGGCGATGT